ACTGCAAACTCTGCAAACGGAACAAGTCCCTTAAAAAACTGAGCTTCATCCAGAATAATCACTGAAAAGGGGTGTAGAAACTCTGCAGTCAAACTGTTCAAGGATTCAGTTGTATAACATGGAAGTGAATCACCGTCATGTGTGGTAATTTCATTTAAGTTCTGAAATCGAGTGTCAATGGCTGGTTTAACAATTAACACGCGTAGACCTTGAGCGGTGTATTTCCGAACAAGGCTTAATGCATACGATGTTTTTCCAGCAAACATAGGACCCATCACAATCTCTAAGGACATCTTACTTACGATACCGCCGCCGATGTGTATGCCGTTTTTTAGTACGTCGACGTGTTCGTGCTCTTCGACCTCCTACGATTTTAGCTAAGCTTACCGTTGCAGTCGATCTGGTATCCGAACGTGCTCCACATGCGAAAAAGTAGAGTGTAATCACTCCCTGACCTGCATACGAAGTAGACAATTGAGTGATAACCTCTAACAATGGATAGAGCTTTCCACGATCGAATAACTCTGTTGAAACAATACTTCCATTCTCTCGACGTATGCCCATTGTTTGCGGATCTTCTGCGTCGTTGAATGAGTAGACTAATTTAGGAAACGATGTATAACTGCATCCTTGTTTGAACAAGTAGCGTTTCCCAGTATTCGTCTTAATCGTTTCAGGAACTCCATTAATATTGATGGCTGCACAGGTATCCATTCGTCTCGGATCATAGAAGAAGACAAGACGTACATTCTCTGGAAGTGTTAGTTGTTCATAATAGCCATCCTGTCGAGCCGCTGTTACGCCACCGTGTGCGTAGACTGCAAGAACAACTCCCTCTGCTGAAGGTAGAGGACTACCTGGTTTAATCACTGTTTCGCAGTCCATCAATTACTTTCTAATCAGATTACTATTTATACGCATCAATCTAAAAAGAGGAATGGACGAAGACGTCACGATTGCACTTGCAGTTGCAGGAATTGTTGCAGGAATCGCGATTGTATCAGTTATTTGTAGTATGAATTTCCGTCGAACTTCGATTCAAGATTACAGTGCAATTATTCCATGATCATATGCGGTACAATGTGCATCGCTTCGAGTTCCTGCATCCACAACTTCATAGCATACGGAATGGTCTTTTGAACGAAGTCTGTTTGATTTCCACACGATCCGCAAGAATACAATCCTTCGTCTGGATTGACTACAGCTAAGGTACCGCAGCTCTTGCAAATGCCTGTCATGAATGGATCCGATACATCCATCAGTCGTTCCTTAGTGAACGCGGATGCTCCGTGCGAGATCATACAATCACGTTCCATCTCTCCTACACGCAATCCACCATCGCGAGATCGTCCTTCACATGGCTGTCGAGTCAGACTTACGATCGGTCCACGTGCTCGAGAGTGTTTCTTATCAATCACCATGTGCTTCAATCTCTGATAGAAGGTCGGTCCCATGAAGATTTCAGCTTCAATCATTTCACCTGTTTGTCCGTTGTAGAGGATCTCGTTGCCATACGGATGCATTCCGTAATGAAGCATTTGTTCACGCAATTGATCGACTTTGAGATGAGAATACGGAGTACCATCACCTAAGTTTCCTGTACGAACACAAATCTTACCGAAGATACACTCCATTAACTGTGCAATCGTCATACGCGAAGGCACAGCGTGTGGATTCATAATGAGATCTGGACGAAGACCACTGGCTGTGAAGGGCATGTCTTCTTCATTCAGAAGCATTCCAACCGTTCCTTTCTGACCGTGCCGAGAACTGAACTTGTCTCCGATTTGTGGAACACGTTCGGATACAACGCGTACCTTTACGAAGGGATACCCGTCTGAGTTCTTATCTTGCCACACTCCATCGATTCGTCCTGGTTCCGCATTCTTATGCGTGGTAGATGCATCTCGGAACGGATATCCTGCTGTATCGTGACGTAGATTCACGACCTTTCCAATCACAACATCATTTTCATCAATGTTTGCATGCAGAAGTGGAATTCCATTCTCTCCGATTGCTGCATAGCTAGTGTTCTTGAACTTGCGAGTATTGTGTTTGTGCGGTCGCATGAACTTCTCTTCACGACCCGATGTGACGTTACGATGTTCTTCGTCCTTGTACATCGTGTAATAGAGTCCGCGCATGAATCCGCGATTGACTGCGCTACGATTCATGATGATTGAGTCCTCTTGATTGTATCCTCCGTAGCATGCGATGGCTACAATCGCATTCATACCGAACGGCATTTCCTGCATCTTGAGAATGTTCATCGATCGTGTTTCAACGATCGGACGAGAGATGGAACATAGCACGTAGGCGTTCTTGTCCAGACGTTTCGCAAAGTTCGTTGCGTAGACGCACATCGACTGCTTACCCATAGCCGATTGATAGGTGTTTCGAGGTGACTGATTATGATCGGACAGCGGAATGGTTCCTGCCATGTGTCCGACAAGCATGGACGGATGGATTTCATAATGTGAGTGGGTTGTGACTTCAGCTCGAGTCAGTGCAATGCGAAGAGTTTCAGTTTCGGATGCATCAATGTACTCTACGCAGCACCGAAGCCATGCATTCCAGTCTTTACGTGCTTCACCTACAGGTTCTGAAGCACCGACTCGAAACACAGGTCGAACTGCTCGTCCTCCATCGGTTTCAATGAGAATACTGTTCATCAACGTGTACCATGCAATGGAAGTGTGTGGATGAAGACGCAGAGTCTGTTTAGCATTGCGCATCGACTGTACAATGGTCAATGGATCAGTGGTATACGCTACCAGAACACCGTTGACTGTAATGGATGTGCCTTCGTAGACTTTAGGGGTTGTAATCCATTGTATGTTGAGATCGGAGAGGAAGTGGAGGATGGTGGAAGAGGGTACATGTTGTGAGATCGAAGTGAGAAGCGACATCGTCTTCACAATACCTACAGAATGACCTTCGGGAGTTTCAACAGGACACATGAATCCCCACGAGGTGCCGTGTAGTTTACGAGGCGCTAACAACTTACCCGATTTCTCAACCGGAGTCTGAATGCGTCGTAAGTGACTGAGCGTTGCAGCGTAGGACATTCGAGCGAGAACTTGAGAAACACCGACTTTAGTCGCATTCGATAAGGAGGTTGAACTGTTTGTACCCATACCTTGAACTGTAAAGTTACCCGTTGCGAGGGCTTGTTTCATCTTCCCTTCAATGGTCGATACCTTGAGGATTTTGTAGAGATTGTTGATGTTCAGGATCTCAAGTGGCTGACCTGACTTTTTCCAGGAGTCATTGTTGACTTCTTGTACGAACTCATTGCGCGTATCATTGCAGACTTTCTGGAAGAGCTGACGAAACAGGTGAGTCAACAAAGCACCTGTCGTGACTACTCGCTTGTTCGGATAGGCATCTCGGTCATCCAGTGGAATGTGTTTGCAATAGGTCAGAAGTAACCTACGAATCATGGATCCCATTAACATTGTTCGACGAGCATTCAAGATTTCAGGTGTAGTGGTTTCGCCTGCAAATCGGACGTGAGGAAGGAACTCGGTAGTGAGAAGATGTCGGACGTAGGCGCACTTGTCTTCTTGATTGGTTCCGTATTGAAGATGATTGGTTAAATATCGAACTGCATCGTCTTGCGTAAAGATTCCCATCTCGGAAGCGTCTCGGAACGAAGCTGCTAAGAGTTCTACATGGGTATCCTTTTCATCTCCCCAGACGATACGGGCTACTGTATGATCATTGACGACTCCTAGTGCACGGAAATACACCATCAATGGAATGTCTTCGCGGAATCGAGGAACGCATACAACCATCGGATATCCGAATCCATTGAACTTTGAACTTAGGCGAATCTCAAGCTTCTTAGGAGGTGTTGTGAAGGATTCATGAAGACTTTTGAGCTCGACGGAATACAAGTACTTGGACGAAGTCTTCTTGTTCTGAAAGATCATGATACGATTGTCCGCTACCTTCTCTTGACAGAGAATGGTTCGTTCGGATCCGTGTACGACAAAGTATCCTAATGGATCGTGTGAACATTCGCCCATGTCCGTCATCGATGCTGGGTAGTCTTTGAGCAGACAGAGCGAAGAGCCTAACATCACAGGGAGTTTACCCATTGAAATGCCTTCAAAGACTCGGAATTCTTCGGTGAAGGTATCGAAGAGAGGCGCTGTATAGGTTCGTGCAACAAAGCGAATGTCTGCATACATTTGAGAGGCATAGGTGAAACTGCGGACACGTGCTTCCATCGGTAACATAGGTTTTACACGTCCTGTGGCTTCTTGAAGGCGGGGTTTGAGATACGTGACGTTCTCAAAGGATAGACGGAATTCGTATTTGTACTTCTTAGTGGTTTCATCTTGTTCGTGCCATACAGTGATTGGAGCAGTTGACTGTACAATGAGAGGAAGCTTTGTGCGAATGAAATCTTCATAGGACTCGACTTGATGATCTACAAGACGGCGAACACCCTTTGCGAAATACGCTTGAACAGCTTCCCATTCAGTCATAGTGTTAGAATGCCCCGCTTCGTCTGTAAATAACGAGTATCCGTTTTGAGTAAACGAGATGCCCGAAGGAGGAATTCAGATTAGTAAAGTCGATCATATTGATACTAAACGTAAAACTCAAAAGAATACAAAGACCTTTCCACAGGGAATACTTCGAAAGGCTGGACGAAAAACTGCGCGAGTCATCGAGGGGGTCAAGGATCCTGCAAAGAGTCCTCCTTTCAAACCAGGTGTTCTTCGCATATTGACTCGAAAAGGCGAACTTCAAAGACGTAAACGCACACAAGGAACGTTGAAGTCATTGAGTGATAAACAAGTTCGTGATAAGCTACGTAAATCTAAATTAGAAGTCAGCGATAAAACACCCCGTGAATTAGCTCGAGCGATCCTAGAAGGCGGAACAGAAGCTGGAATGATTTCACCGTAAAAGACTAATGACAAGTATATGGGGTCCACTTGGATGGATGACGCTGCATTCCGCTGCATCGTTGTATCCAGATAAACCTTCCGAAGCCGAACGTCAGTTGATGACCAAATGGCTCGATTTGTTTCGAGATACGATTACATGTCCTACATGTCAAGGACATTTCGCAGAACTACTCTCGAATTACCGCGCAACGTATCCTAACATGCTCTATTCACGTCATGAGTTCATGATGTTTACATTCCGAGCTCACAACGAAGTGAATAAACGATTGCATAAGCCTGTCTATTCAACCGTTCAATCTTGTTTCGATGTTTTGCGTAAGAACGTTCAGTACAATAAATCGAATACATTCCGAATTACCTACATTAATCACATTACGCGTCATTGGAGGATCTTCCAGGATTCATCGGGTCTTACAGCTATGAAGCGTATTCATGAAATGAAGAAAATTGAAACGAATTACATGACTCCGCGAAGTAATGAATTTGAAGTAGGGTTATCGGAAGATAACACGTTTATGCAAATTATACGTAGATCGGATGAACCATTACGACCTACACTTCAACCTGCAGGGGGTCGGATGGTGATGACGTCAAGCGGATTTCGCTTACGGAAGTAAATGGACGCGCTGGATCCCACGGCAATGATATCAGTGGTTCACTTTCCCATGTGTATCGTTTCATCCAGATAGGTCGCATATCCTTTTCTTCTTCATAGGATTCATCGATGAATTTAACACGTCGTTTTGCTTTGCGTAATGAATTACATGGCAAAATGAACTGAAGTTGTTGTCCTACATGAAACGGAGGAGTTGGGTATTCCCACGTAATCGACGAGGGAGGATCAAAGTCTGCTAAGGTTTGTAAAAGAGGTGCATCGGAATAGGGATAAAACCAACACCAATCGGGAACTTTTGAAGTTGTAAAGTATTCGAGAGTCCACGCGTATGTTTTCCAGTATGCGGCACATACAGGTTCCCAGTCGATCACTCCGTCCATCAACAGTCCAACGCGCGATTCTAATCCGAGTCCATCGGATGCAACAATGGATCCATCGGTCGGTTTACGACGTTCAATCAGAATGGATGTTTCTTTCTTGATCGCGGTGGCTTCGTTCATTCGAAGTGCACGTAGATGTCCATCTTCACGAAGTGAAAACATTGCAATCGCAGGCATAAAGTCATTTCCGAAGAATCGAATACAGAGTCGTATGTACTCGTCTACGGGAAGTGGTAGAACCTTCGCTAATGCTGACACTGAAAATGCATCTTCGTCTCGAAGAAGGTAGAGTGTACCGAGAGAATGTTGTGCTAATGCGATCAGTACTAGATCCGCATCCAGTCCATAAATAGCCACTGTATTCCGTTCATGAGGTTCTAATGTACGAAGCCATAGAAAGATCTTATGTTCCCCTTCTCCTGGTTCATCGGTTCCCGAAATCTCTACGTGAGGAAAGGCTACTCGTAATTCACGTACAAGTTGACGCATATAGGGTGTTTCAGGCGATAACTGATTCTTATCCACGTTCTCTGGAGTTTTAAATCGACGATAGCGTTGTTGTACCATCTTCGCATAGGGAACTAATCCGTCGAATGCGAGGTAAATCTTTTTGACTTTCAGTCTTTCTAGATACGTTCGTAATTCGGAAAGAACACTTCCAATCGGATCTTCTTCTCGAATGGCTTTATGTAAAAAACAGTTGAAGTCCATGCAGAGAACATCGGCTTCAAACGTTGTGTATCGTTTTTGAATATGTTTGTGCGATCTAAGAAGAGACGCTACATAAAAGGGGATTCCCATTAGAATGAACTAGAGGCTCAAGTGAAGACGGTTACCATCGGCAGCACCATACGCGAACTTTAGAGGCTTCTGCAATTACAGATTCAATGTTCTTGACCATGATTTTAGGTTGAGTCGACATGAAATGGGTCATGACTTCTTCGATTTTCTTCTCAGCTTCCATGACTTTAGCGGATGCTTGAATGGTTGTGAGTGCAGTTTCAACTACATGAGGAAGCATCGTTTGTACAAATTGCTTCGCGGTTTCCTTCTCTCCATCGGACAGTGTAGACTGTTGAATCACAAAGAGAAGGCTTCCTTGCATCATCGTCAAACGCTCTTGAGGTGAGAGCATGTCAAGTGAATGAAGGTGGGTTGCGAGTTTAATGATGGATGGAACAGGATTCTTCCAATCAATGGAGTCGAACAATCCTTGTGGAGCTGGAGCTGGAGCTGGAGCTGGAGCTGGTGCTGGTGCAGGTTCAGGAACAGGTTCAGGAACTGCAGGTTCAGGAACTGCAGGTTCAACCACAGGTTCAACCACTTCAAGTACAATCTCAGAAACTTCAAGGACGGTTTCAGTCGACATTTACTCTGTCCGCAGGAGAATTATGTTGTTCACCAACGCATTGTATAGCGATTACGACGTGTGCGTCCACCCTTTTTAGTGGGAGCCATAGGGGCTAACGAGGGTGCCGCAACAGGAACTGCTGCAGAAGGTGCAGGCATCATGGGTTCAGCAGGAGCTCGTGGTGCTCGTGGTGCACGTGGAGCCTTAGGCGCTGCCTTAGGCTCTGCCTTCTTCGTCGCCTTGCGAGTCTGTTCCTGTCGAAACTTCACATCCTTCTTATAGGTCTTCAAGTCCTCCTTTGCCTTCTTCAAATCCTCTTCTAACTTGGCTATCCGAAGACTCGAGGCATTTGTGGTTCCCGCGGCTACGCAGAATTGATCGACTTTTTGACGCAATGTAGACATCCTTACTCTTAAAAAACGATTAAAAATGAACAGTGTAAAAGATAAATGTGGAAATGGATTCTAGCTTTACTGATCGTAGTTCTTCTATTAGTCAGTGTTCAGTCATTTCAACCCCAGCCTGGATGTCGAGCCTGTCCTAAGAACTTATCCTCTGACACTATAAATGGGAAAGATTATGCGTAAAGGATTTTATAGAACTCAACGAGGAACGCGACACTATGTGCGTCCATCTCCTATGATCGATCGAGGAGAAACGGGAAAATGGACAGCTGTTCACAAGTCACGCGGAATCGGTCCTCTTAAAAAGGGAACTCTACTTGGATACAGTTCATCTCAATCTCTTCCATCTCGTCGCTCAACGCTAAAAAACGTCGTACGTAAGTACGGACCTCTTTCAACATTTCGTAAGCTTAATGCGGTTGCAATCTACACTCGTCGCACTGCACCCACTCGATCTAAAACACTCAAGACAGATCGCAACTGGGTGAAAAAGAACTTCATGTAAAACAAGAGTCATGAAAAAGTGGATTTCAATTGGTCTTGTTTTTATTGTAGGAGTGATCGTCATTTCTTCATTCAACGCGCAATTTGAACGATTTACAGATGGTAAGACGATGTGGGCTGGAATTCCTTCGTTCGTTGAAGTTGAATCACCCGACTATAGAACGTGTTCGAATCAAACTCGAGCACGTGATGGTCGATGTCCGCAATTCATAGCGCCTTAAGCTAACTGCGGTTGAGGAGCTTGTCGCTTAATGACTTTTAATTTCATCTTTTGTACTTCGAAAAACTCTTCGACGGTCTGTTTGACCACCGCAGGATCGAAATCCTTGCAGGAGAACACATCTAAATACATAGAGTTGTTCTCTTCCACAAAATGAGCGCAGATGTTCGAGGTTTCAATCAATTGAACCAACGTATATCCTTGCTTGTTTCCAGACCCGAATCGGACGATCTGAGGAGATCCATACGCAACCATGTCAATACGTTTCACGAGCGTCTTTGTGAAATCATGGATGACCGTCGGACTACGAATCGAAGAAGGAGATGCATGTGCTGCGTCTAGAATTAGATGTTTACCCCACGTGTTTAGCATTACTTAGATACATAGCCCCTGTGAAAACCGTTCACTTACGTCTGCGTCCACCCATCAACGCGGGAGTTGAAGGTGTGTTCAAGAAAAACGCATAATAGGGAATGTAAAACACTGCGAAGAAGAAGTCGAGGATCGCCCATAGAATGGATTGATACTTATCATACGATAACTTTGCGGCAGCCGCATGAAGTAAGAACACAAACACGGTTCCTAGAATCGAGAGAAAGATCGACACGATTTTGACAAACGTGAACTCATCGGTAGACGACGTAGATGTCTCTTGTGTGAGAGAAGGATTAACAGCTGCTGTGTTCATTATTAGTTCGCTACGAATAAATAAAATGGAGGCACAGCGTCTTTCGACTGAACTTCTTGTACGTGGACATACAACGCACGGTTCCTATCATACACGTATTATGCGACTAGGACAACCAAGTCTTTATGAAATACGAGGCAGTAACCTTGAACGCGCATTGAACCTTATGTTAGATCAATACGCAAACCTCTTTATTGCGGGAGGAGAAAGTCAATATTTACGTTCTCAGATTCTATCCTATCATCGAATTCTAACCGCGCACGGAAAAACGAATACTATCAAATCCAGATTATTCGATCCGAGAACTAACAATGGAGTGTCTAAATTGTCCTAAATGTTATAACTACGCGTATGATACCTTAATTCGTCCCCACCCAGTCAATAGTCCGTTCACAGATGCAATCAATCTTGATCCAATCATTCACTCAGCACATTCATTAACCCACGAGTTCATGCGTGCATCCTTAAATCGTAAAGAAGAGATGCATTTAGTCATCCTCTGTGTAGAAACTGGCAGCGTACGGAAACCACCAGTAGGTCGACGAAATCCAATCACGATGATGCGATTATGGATTCAACATCGACTTCAACTGATGGGTAAACTTAATCACCTACACTTCTTCCATTCAGGTGGATTTGCTCTCGAAGAACATCCACCCATTCAAGGACCTATGCGAGTAGGGTCTCTTCGTATTCGTATTCCGATTTCTGAAAACGAATTTGAATGAATCTATTTTTTTGAGTGAGTGCCCACAATGGAAGACTGCTCAATTTGCTGCGATTCACTCAACGCCAGTACAGGTTTCTGTACACTCTCTTGTTCCCATTCCTTTCACATTCACTGTTTGACCCGATGGTCAACTCAGACTGCAAGTTGCCCTCTTTGCAGACACACACTTTCCTCCACAGAAGCTCCCGCTAGAGCTCCGCGAACACGAACGGACATTCGTTACTTGCTCGATGATAGAGTTGAAGGTATGTACACTCAATGGTATCCAGAAGTCGGAACCATCATCCTTGAACCTCCTCCTGCTAAACGATATCGTATCGGAGATGGACTCTATACAGACGAAGAAGACCTTCGCCACATGATGGACATCGCAGGTGTATCAAGAGCCGATGCATTCCGTGCTCTCAAACGTCATAAAGCCGATATCGTAGAAGCACTGGTTGAAATCGATTCACCGCCTGCACCTACACTGCCTCCTCGACCTCGAGATCCAATGTCCGAGCCTAGCATTGAGCAGACAATCACGACTGCGCTTCAAAGAATGTTCGACCCAGACTATTCAGCCTACAAGTGGAACAGCTACTGGGATGTATACGGTCGAGTCTATCAGAATACACGTTCTGAAGAAAACTACATTCATGCCTGCTTTCAAGAGATATGTAGTGAAAGCGATAACAAACTTGAGGCAGGATATGCTTCTGCGTAAAGAATATGAGCACCCACTACATCATTGATCTATTCGTCGCGGGCGTTGAAACAATGCGCCTCGAAGGAAAACGTTACTTTTTTGCACGTCTTCAAAACGTGAGCGTTGAATCCCTAGTCATATTACAGGACATGTATCGAGGGTTCGGAGTTGTCAGTCGAACACCGGGTGGAATCGTGATCCACCGATTATTTTCACAACCCAAAGTAAATGGACTTCAATATCATCATCCCAGTTCTACTGTTCATCCTGCTCTCACCAGGAATTCTAGTGTCGCTCCCGCCTAATGCGTCACTCTTAATTCAGGTTCTCACACACGCACTCGTGTTTGCAGCCGTCTATTACGGTTTACGCATCACTTTCCCACAATACTACTAAGTGAATCATGGGCATCTGCTTTAATAAACCAATTGTTCGAGTCGGAAACCATGTGTTTCGAAAGAGCCACATGAAAAAACTAAAAACCTACCACGATGTGCTGCGAGAGTTAGGACACGAATGTCCCTCTAACACATCGATTACAGTCATTATTAATAAACAGATCTCATTCGTCTATGCGTACTCACAATTTCAGTTCGTAGACGAGATCATCTTCAAAGGGATGCATATTCCAGTTCAAAAACTCTACGGACGTACTCGCAAAGTTTAACTCTCGTTAGAATAAATGGCGAAGACACGATCGATGAAGACTAAAGCTGAGTTAGAATACTCTTTGAAGTGGCTTGAAGTGGATCTAAAGAAGGCAAAGACTAAAAGTGAGATTGCAACGATCGAGAAGAAGATTAAGGATATCAAAGCGAAGATCGCAAAGAAAGGTGGACGCAAAACTCGTCGTGGAACTCGTCGTTATTAAACTAAAACGAATTCAATGAAAACATCTCCACATCATTCAATGGACATTGAAACATGTGTAGGTTGTGGAACTGAAGACAACGTATGGGTATTCGGTCGATGTACTAAGTGCTGGCTGTCACGAGATGAACCTCCATCGACATGCGATGGATGTCGATACGGATACCTAAATCAGCAGGGACATATGTCTCCAGGAGGATGTTTACACGATGATTTCCTAAAAACGGATTCTTTCACTTTACCGAATCATGAAGAGCCCCCCTGCTCGCCTGTTTCTCTTTCTCAAATGTATATCTCTCGCTCTCGTTCCCCTTCTTTCTCTTTCACTCCCTCTTCCCCCTGTGAAAAAATCTACCTATGCGCTCATCGTAATTGTCAAACGATCGTCGAACAACCTGGCACTGAATGCGGTAAGTGTATTAAAGCACCTTCATGGACTCAAATCTCCGACGGTCATTTCTGTGGATTTGCTGACTGTAAGGAATGCAGTGTCTATCCATACTCCTGCAAAACCTGTCAATGTGATACCTGCGGTAGTCTATTTAGTCTCAAAGAGGACGACATGTTCGACGGTATGTGCTACACATGCAAACAAGGCACGAGTACACAATGTAGTCTCTGTGAAGTCCGATATCAGTTAAACGAAACAAACTTCGACAGCTTTAGCACCTGTTTAAAGTGTAGAATGACGCCTCCATGCGAATGCGGTACATGCATACGATGCGAGAACATTCGACGTCTTCAAGCAATCAAACTATGTCCATGCGGACAAGAAAGCGTATCGGATCTCTTCCAACAGTGTATCGATTGTTACTACGATGAACGAAACCGTCGGTTCAGTGAATGAAAACGGATTCGCTCGCACATTCAATTTTTAACTTCAAATGATGTCCTACGAATCAAATCACTGTCCTGGATGCGATGATGAACTTACAGTAAGCGCAAATGGATATTGCGCATCCTGTTGGGTCGACCGTTTCGGATGCGAAGATCTTTCTCCTATTTCTCATTTCTCAGACGAAGACTACTATACGAATGCAGCAATTCAACTCCAACATTGGTGGCGATCCGTAAAACGAATTTCAACGATTACAGATTCTAGAGTTCAATCAAAAATGATCGACTTCATCTCTATCGGATATTCAAAAGATGAGCAAGAAATGCTAGAGGATGCCTACCGAGCCATTGAAAAAGCTAACATGTGGGAGTACATGAAAGGAGAACCAGGAGGGGGTGCAGGATACACGTTTACAGACGATGAAGAACTGAGAGCTATCAATCGATACATCGAGTATACTGGACATTCAGGAGGTTCGTTCGCATGGGTGATGCGAACCATGCAGAACATTGCGAAACTTGGTGAAGAAAAGTTCAGTGAAGAATGCTTAGCCCTGACGAAGAATGTTCGCAAAGGGACCGTGAATAGGTAATTGACCAATCTGACACCACGCTAAATAGAGACGGAATGCCTCTTCGTCTTTGAAGAATGGGAATGAGGGATAACAATTTTTCAATTCAGTGAATGCGTCTGCATGTTTAGGTGAATTGTTCGATCGAAAGTATTGAATCAATTGTTCCAGATGAGCCTGACGTTGAGGAAGGGGTAGAGACTGAATACGTGCTCGAAGTGCGTCCATTGACTCTATAGAATCATTCAAGTTTAAATGAATACCATTCTATTCAATCATGTCCTGTACTGAAATTGCGTCCGCGTATTCAAACTCCACTCTCACAAAGGTTGTGAATGTCTATCAGACCCAGTTTGTTGACTTCAAAGCTTCTGGGTTAGGTGACTATCTTCGAGGTTGTGTGATGATGTTGCAAATCCTTCGCACACTCAAAAAGTATACTGGAAAAGATGTGGGATTCGATATGGATCTGCGCAATCATCCAATGAGTAAGTTTTTGATCTGCGATTCAACACTCGAAGTGCCTCCAAGTTATGCAGCGATAGGTAATTTCCACATTGATTCACTTGAAGTCGAACAAAACGAAGATGATATTGCGTATCAACACATTGTTCGTGAAACCGTTAGATATTTCAACCGAATTCAATCGCCTACCTTTTTTACACATTGCTGCAAAGGACCTGTGTATACAGAGGTTCTTGAGAGTGAGAAGGCATTGATTCGTTCAAAACTTCAACCCACTCCAGAGCTTGAAACGTACATTCAAGAGTCTCTTACTCGATTGGGTGTCGTTGCAGGTCAATACAGTGCCATTCATATTCGAATGAACGATGCAGTCTGCTTTCCTCATGCAGTTGGATCCAGTCAATCAACATTGAACACCCAGTTGATGGAGGATTTAGCTGCATCTGTGCGATCGAAGTTGGATGCAACGAAGACCTATATCTTAGTATCGTCTAGCATGGATGTCAAGGATGCACTTACAGGTGGAAACATTCACTCGATTCCGACTGCAATCTGCCATATCGGTCAAAATCAAAATTCAACAGACGAACAATTGAAAGATACTCTACTTGATTTCTTTTTGATGTCCCGTGCATCCGAGATCTTAGCCTTCACAACGTATTCGCACACTGGATTCAGTGAAGAGTGCAGTCGATTGTTTAGCATTCCATACTCATCAACAGTCGTCGAAGACAAGGAGGAAACCCAGCGAAGAATTGAAATGGAACAGAAGTGGAGACAGCAGATGGGAATGTATTAAGCTTTACAAAACGAATTTTGAATCTTAAAAATGACTTAGAGTAAAATGCCCCGCTTTATTCGAATTCATCAATCAGTGATTCACATTCCTTCGCTTGCGAATGTGAGTATGGGAACTTCCTGTTTAGGTCAACCGTTTCTAACGTTCTATTATCATAATCAACACAGTCAAACCATTGTGTACGGATGGGGAAACTGGGAAGAATGCGAGAAGGATATGATTCGTATCAAAGCATCGATGATGGACATTGAAAAGACACTTGGATCCATTCCACTCACTGAACCTGACGGAGTGACCGTTCAACCCATCGAAACTCCGAAAACGGATATAGTTCGAGTGGACGTAGAAGACTTTCAATGAATAGCGTGTATCAATCTCTTGACATAGGAATTACAAGTTTACTTGTGATTGCATTTATACTAGTCCTATGGATACTGTAAATGACCTTTTTTCAATCGAAAGTATAATGTACGCTACATTACTTCCAATTCTGTTTGGAATTGCGTTAACTGTGAATGATATTTTGATGATGTTCACACTCAAACAAGTCACGCTTCATAAGATTCCAGTTTCAGAAGGACTTCCATTTGCAACCTTTGTCTATGCATTAGAACCCTACATTTTCTGGCAGGCGATGAGGTATACGGGTGAAGGAATTATGGTTACAAATCTGATCTGGGATTTAACGAGTGATATTACGATTGCACTCATTGGAATGTTCTGGTTTGGTGAAAAGATTCAAGGACTTCGATGGCTTGCACTTATATTGAGTTTCATAAGTCTAGGGTTGTTCGCGTACACAAGTGGAGACAGACCTAAATCAATACCTCTTTACTAAGTTTCTTAACTCATTAAAAGATAAATGGCTGTTAAGACTGAAGGATTGAAGTTCAAGTACTCTCTTTATTCCGCGCTCGCGTTTTTCCTTGTAGCAAATCCAGTGACATTTCGATTCGTCAACTCCATTCTCAATGGGGTTGCAGTGAATGGATGTCCAACTGCGTTCGGATTCATGTTGCATACGTTCGTCTTTTTCGTGGTTGTGTATGGTCTAATGAGCTTGCCTAAGGATGAGGAATAATTTCATACTGCTAAATAAATGTCTACGTTAGAATCCAGACTTGAAAAGGCTAAGAAGGTTTTGAAGGAACTACAGGAAGTTGTTGAACAGAAGAAGAAGGAGGACTGGAAATTCCGAATTGCAGAGTGGTCAACTGAAAAAGGACGTTATGCAAAAGAGAAGGCGTTACTCCACAAGCTCGAAGTCGCAAAGGCAACTGTAGGACGATTGGAAACTAAGATTCATAACAAGAAGGGCGGTCGAACTCGTCGTGCAAAGCGAGGCTCTAAGAAAACTCGTAAAAACGAATACTGAGTGTGATAGACTTTCTAAGTACATAGCAAGATGAACACCATTGATCACGAGTTAAGGATTCTGCATGCGCGCATTGAGGAGTTGGAACATAAGAAGCGAGTTGAGGAAGAACGACGTAATAATCCTATCGCGATTCTTGAGAACTTTATAGACATCAAGAAGCAGGCGGTTGAACGAAACAGTTACTCAAACAATCTCCCACTGGCTCGAAAGTACGATCAAGAGAAGATCGTGATGATTGAACCCGTACTTGTGGTTCTCAAAGACCTGATTGAACGGGTGTCGAAGTTGGAGCAGAAATGAAAACGGATTTTTTAACTTTACGAAACTGAGTGAGCACCCAAAATGAACTCCATTGATACTGAAATCGCTACTCTCCATGCTCGCATCGCTGAACTCGAAAAAGTGAAGAATACTCCACCTCCAAAGATTATACCTACACCACAGAAGTTACTTAAAGAAAGACTAAAAACAGATAAGATTGATAATCGTAGACCAGATGAATCCCCTATTGCTACAGCCTGTAGATTTTCAAGACAATCAGAAAATGTGATGCTTGAGTCTATTGTTGAGGCTTTGAATCAAATTAATGCTCGTCTTGATGCACTTGAGAAGAAGTAAACCTAAACATCCCACAGCTTCAACTTCGTCACTTGTAGTCGAATGTATCGTTCCATCATACGAATCATCTCAGGAACACTCATACCGCCATGCATAGCGTATTCATACATCGACATAAGTGCACACGAAGTACACAGTCCTAAGACTTCAATTTTATCGTACGTTCTATGATCGACCCGGTCACCAAAGTGCTTTTTGTAACACTTATAGTACAGTTCGGTAAAGTCAAGGAAGTTCGATTTAGGATGGTGTATCGAAACAATCTGTTTATGAATTACCATGGTAAGATGCGCACAGACTTCATCCGCAATAGACTCAATCTTTTCATTGTAACTCATTTTACCTTAGTCTAGGTAACATGAGTTTCAATTCGTTTTTTGAGTAAACCGATTACACAGATTGAGTGTAGACTCAATATATAATATGGCTAAACTAATCTCCAGAGGCAGCGATCTTGGGTTTACGATTTTACCCTATTCCGAGAGTGATACGCATTCACTTCAACAGGAACTTCTTGAAAGTCCTAGTGATAGTGTCCTTGGATATGTTACCTCTTCACGTAAGTTTAGGTATACTGAGTCAGGAGTCGTTACCGAAGTGGGTGAACATTGGTCACTCGATATTCTCAATGAGCTTCCGTACATTGAAGAGGACGGACCCTGGATTGTCTACACGTGCTGTCCTGAACACGCAGAAATTGCATTCCACAAGATTGGTGGTAGTGAAGTGCTACACATTCACAACTGGGATACATGGTCTATCACTGGTAAGGAAGCTAAAGTAGCGGTCGTCACTTCGTTCGAAATCTTCTAAGCATGCAAATCAGCATCTGCTGTCCGCCATGTTTTTCCATGAAGTACGAAGGAATGTACTCGAGCCATTCCCCATGCATGCGATGAAGCTCCTGGTCGATGACCTGTCCTCCATGCAGCCATTCCGCGATTGTAGACGGTTCGTAGTGTTGAAAGAGGCACTCCACTTGCCTTCGAAATTTCAGGGAGGCTCTTTGCTTCAGGATGTTTAGAATGCCACCGTGATGAGTAGGATGACTTGCGCGTGCGTACACCTTGATCGGTTTTAAACGGTCTGTACGCTTTCGCAGATTTCCATGAGAGTTTAGAACGCTTTTCGATTTCAGATCGGCGCAAGGTCTTAGCTCGATTCGAAAGTCCTCGATAATACTTGAGAGGATAGTACATTGTCTTTAGTGGTTGAAAAACGGATTCCGTATCGACCAATTCGAAGAACTTTGTTTAATCATTACAATCGGTGAATACATCTGAAACATTACGATGAACATTCATATACTCTCTTTTTAGTTCTTCATAATGAAGTTGAAAACATTCCGTACATACTCGATGTTTAACTCCACGACTCCATAGCGGATCACTATACTGGTTTTTACACTTCAAACATCCAAGTCCACGGTCCCATAATGGAATATTACGAACCCAAAACGCATTACACATCGTTTCAAACGAAGTCTTTGACTTTTTATATGGTTCAAACTCTTGCCAGAAGTCGCATGCAGGTTCAACATCTAAAGTCGCGTAGAAGCCATTCCAGTAATTTGGTCTAGAGAGAGGACAAGTGAAAAACATCTTTTCCTTATCCTTCTTCATATTGATCTCACATGGGTATCCATGTTTGCAAAGAGGTCTATCCTTGATATGTTCGGTTATACCTTTACCATTACAGAATGACTCACATCGACTTTCGGTTGTATATTTTCCACCACGTATATCGTTATTAAGAATACCTTTTTCAAGCATGAATCGTTCTACTATTCTGTTTTCAACATCGAGATATCCATTATCATTCTCTCCGTTCCAATAAAGCGCACTTTTTGTGTTTAATCTTCCTTCTAACATATCATCATAGTTCTGCATGAATATGATGTTATTTGGAACATGATATAGACCAAGTAGTTGAGTAGGTTTAATATTACGAGTATTCACACCTCCTCTACCTGTTTGGTGTTCATTGAAACGTTTGTACAATCTGATTGTTTCACCAACGTAGATATCTCCATCATCATTCTTAACAGCGTAAACCCAATGCATTGGTAACTATAAATTATATCTCTTTAACTCTCTTATAGTTCATACTCTATTCTAACGCCTACGAGTGGTTCGACGCTTCTTTCGATAGGTAGTACGCTTCTTAGTTTTTCGTGACTTCTTGACCTTTTTGACCTTACGAGTCTTACGACCACCTAATGTTCCTTCAGGAACTAAGTGAGCTTTATACCACTTTACATCGACAATGGTTTTTCGGGTATATGGATCTGTGAACTTTGATGGTCCTTGATCCCATAAACTTTTCAATGAAGCAGGGAAGTAATACTGAGATTTTGCAATCGTTCCTCCGTCACCTACAATCTGTCCTACAATTGAACCTTCTTCAATATCATCTGATGAAATGACATCACCCGATCCTGCTTCAATGTCTTTTGAGGGAGGAGATTCTGGAGGTATAAGAAACGCTGGGAGTTCTTCATCTTCATCGTCGGCATTATCTTCTTGTTCAGGCGCAGTATAGACAGTTGCAACTGCTCTTGTATCTGTATCTACATAACGAATCGCAAGACTATCCTCATCACCTTCTAGTACATAGAGAATCATATCACGAGGATGGAATGCTAAATACATTGGAAACCAAAAAGATGCTTCCCTCCCTACACCATCTATTCTTGTATGATTTCCATCACCTGCTACTGTAGTCACTACACCT